ATGTCCATGGCCGGAAATCCTCCAGCCGCCATGATGGACTCAATGCTGTTGCCCATGTCTTTGACATCAGTGTCTTCAGACCCAAAAACATCCGAACCTTTGATTTTGATTCCTTCTGCTTCTTTACTGCCAAATTCTACTGTTTTTAATAATTCATTATTTTTTATAGTGTCCCCATCGGTGGTGGTCAGTACAATAGGTTTTGTCATGCCTTGCGATAACCAGCTTCTGACATTGGGTGCTTCAGCGGGGTTAATGGTCACTTCGCCACCGCCGGCTTTTTCAATTGCAGTAAACGGGCTTGAGTTGATGACTTTCCAGAGAAACAGCTCTTGTCTGGTCATCAATTGCCCTGTTGTGGGATTTTTGACTGCGGACATCTTTTTTGCAGGTATTTCGGCAGCGGCCAAAGCAGCTTCAGTTAGTACGTTATCGATTAAATTGAGTAGGTCTCTCATTGTGCTTTCCAGAAAATTATAGTATACTTATCAAAGTGCATTACTTAACACAGGAGAATTTATGCCCAGTTTGATCCCCATGGTTGTTGAACAAACCTCAAAAGGCGAACGCAGTTATGACATCTACAGTCGCTTGCTCAAAGACCGTATCATCATGTTGGACACAGATGTCAACGAACACAGTGCCAGCTTGATTGTGAGTCAAATGCTGTACCTCGAAAGTGAAGACTCTGACAAGGATATTTCGCTATATATAAACAGTCCAGGCGGACTTGTTACTGCCGGGCTTGCAATCTACGATACCATGCAGTTTATCAAACCCGATGTTCATACCATTGTTATTGGCCAAGCTGCCAGCATGGGCAGTTTTTTGGCACAGGCAGGCGCACCTGGCAAACGTTTTGTGTTGCCCGAAAGCCGTACCATGATTCACCGCGTTAGTTCAGGTACCCCCAGCACACGTGGATCAATCCATGTGCAAGAACTTGAGTTTGAAGATGCTCGTAGAACCTTTGAAGAAAGCAAGCGTATCAATCAGCGTCTTACTGAGCTGTATGTCAAGCACAACACCACAGGCAAGACCTATGACGAACTGTTTGAAGCCATGAAGTTTGACACGTTCCTTAGTGCTGAACAAGCAGTGGCGTTTGGCCTAGCAGATAAAGTTGTGGAGAAACGTGTCTAACGCCGGCGTATTCTGCAATACACCGTGGTACGAGCTGCACATCTATTGGGATGGCAGCTTGGGCATCTGCTGCCAAGAAGCTCACAAACTGTACACAGATCACAGCTACAACATTGCCACCATGACCATTGCAGAATGGTTTAATTCAGAACCAGTGCGTGATTTTAGACAACGTATACTGAAAGATTCCAGACTGAGTGAATGTCGTCGTTGCTATACTGAAGAAGATTCTGGAGGCAACAGCCGTCGACACAAATCCAATCAAAAGAGTGTGATTTTTAATCAGGCGTTCAAATACAGTTTTGAACAAAGTCCGAGTCGCGAGCACTTTGATGAGTCGGGATTTACTTCTACACAACCTATAGACATACACATTGACCTTGGAAACTACTGCAACTTGGCCTGTAAAATGTGTAATGCGCAGGCCTCAAGCCGTATTGCTGTACAAGAAGTCAAATGGGGCATGCAATCTAGCCAACAGTTTGTGAGATCAGATTGGACACTTGATACTACAGTGTGGAACAATTTCAAACAACAATTGTTAGCTATACCCGGCCTTAACAACATTCATTTCATGGGCGGTGAAACACTGCTGACTGATCGATTTGAAGATATTGTGGATACCTTGATCGCACATCAGAGATTCGAAACGTGTTTTAGTTTTGTAACCAACGGTACTGTGTTCCGTTCCGAGTTATTGGCCAAACTATCTAAATTTCGTCGTGTGGGCATAGAAGTCAGCATAGAGACTGTGGATGATCACAACACATATCAACGGCAAGGCACTGATACTGCACAAGTTTTGCGCAACATTGATCATTATTTGGAGGTATGTAATGGCACCAATATCACAGTGTCGTTGCGCCCAGCCATCAGTGCATTGACCATTGGCTACTATGCTGGTCTGCTGAAGTATGCTTTGCAGAATAAATTGACAGTGAAAGGGCTACAAGTCAACACCCCACGATTTTTAGATGCAACGGTATTGCCTCAGGAAGTGAAACAGCAGTACATAGTACAATATCACAACATATTGCAGGATCTTGATTCAGTTAACATGGTCCTGGATTACAATGCCAGTGACCCCAACAATTATCAGTTGGTTGTCAAGCAACAAGCACAAATGTGTATAAACATGTTATCACAGCCAGCACCACATGATGTGGAGCAACTGCGTGACCAACTTGTGAAACATTGCAAAAAGTGGGACAAGATTTATCACCTTGATGCCAGACAGTTGTATCCTGAGCTGACCGCGGTATGGGATCAGTATGGTTACTGAGTATCTAGTACAGGCAGCAGTGACGCTGATCCCAAAAATTGGAGTTACTGCCCCCGAAGTACGTATATCAGTGCCAGGATATTCTGTCACACATGTACTACAGCAAACTGAAAAAATACAGCTGGAATTTGTTGCAGACTCGGGATGGTTGGAAATTGAGTTTTACAACAAACCTGACCTAGATCATAGCATGGCTGTGATAGTGGACAGTATTGAATTTTTTGGAATATCAGATCCCAAATTTGTATGGCATGGTGTGTATAGCCCTAAGTATCCCGAACCATGGCACAGTCAGCAACAACCACTACCAGCAGCGGCACTACCTGCTTGTAATTACATGGGATGGAACGGTTCTTGGCGTCTGAATTTTGATGTTCCTGTATTTAGATGGATGCATCGCATACAGGATTTGGGCTGGATTTATCAATGATCCCAGGTGCCACTGCGAGCCCGGCTTTGATATCTAGCTTCGCCTATGTCCTGTAAAAAATCCCAGATGGCTGTAAAAAACTGTTTCATATCAAGCCTCCGCAATTCATTCTAGAATACTGACGCTCTAGATATTCCACTTCGGCTACAGAAGTAGGACGGTGTGCAGATATGTACTGCTCTAAATTAGACTGATAGTTAGGGGAGAACAGTTGGGTAAACTGTCGTAAAATGGCGTTGAACATGGTGTGTTTTTCCTTCTCAGTATTTACCATGAGACTCATGGTTTCTACTAATAAAGTATTACTTTTTGCCCAGAACTTTTTGGTTGACTAAAATTAGCCAATTTGCTATAATATACACATAGACAGCAACAAACAGGAGTTCAAAATGGCATACGTTTCCCAGGACATGAAGGCAAAATTGGCACCTACTATCAAGGCAATCTGCAAAAAGTACGGCATCAAAGCCAGTATTGCAGTGCGCCATCACAGCACCTTGGTGCTGAACATACGCCAAGGCAGCATTGACTTCATTGAAAACTACATCGAAACAGATGCTGCCAAGCACTACGGCAACAAGATGTCTGAGGACCAAGTTGCTTATATCCGCAAGAATCGTAGCCTGGATGTGAACACTTATTGGGCTCATGAACACTACAGCGGCAAGGCTAATCTGTTCCTGATGGAAATGATTGCGGCCATGAAAGGTCCAGACTTCTTTGACCATTCAGATGCCCAAACTGATTACTTCCATCGCTCACACTATATCGACATCAACATTGGCACATGGGACAAACCCTACGCCTTGGAGAAATAAAATGAAACTGTACAACATTACTTGGACTCAAAAATATTCAACCTGGCCTGTGGAAGATCTTGCCGCGGCCCGCGAAGTGTTGGCAAGGATCATGGCAAAATGAACGAACGAATTAAATCACTTATCGAACGGGCAGAATATCAAGCCCAGAAACAATCAGGATCGGATTGGGAAGTTCATGTTGAACCCAGTCGTGAACAGATTTTTGAAAAGTTCGCCGAGTTGATTGTAGAAGAATGCGCTACAGTGATTGAACGAAATCTATTTCAAGGCATAGGTTGGAACACCAGCCGGGCAGTCAGACGCCATTTTGGCATTGAGGACGAAGAATGAAATGGTTTGCTGAAACAACTGATTGGAAAGATTCTGTGCCTAACGGCATTTACTTGCTGGACGACTCCAAGACCAAGATGTATGCTTTCCGCTCACATGCAGGGCAAGGTGAAATCCGGACGTTTAAAAATCCCATCAGGATTGACGTGCGTGGTCGCAAGTTTGTGATCAATCCTGTACAGTTTAAAACTGGGCTGAAAGAGCCCGAGCCCGAAGGTCGTACATGGGTTGTGAAAGGTAGCAAAGGCGATGAATACACGATCACAGAGCACAGTGGAAATCTATCATGCACATGTAGCGGATTCCGATTCCGTGGCGACTGTAAGCACGTCAAAGACTCAAGTATTCGTCAAGCGGTTTGATGGCATAGACTCAGCTGGTTGGCACGAAATAATTGAGTGGTGTCAAGATAAGCTGTATCGAGATGGATACCGCGAACAAAATTGGAGCGTGAATTATCCCAGTTTTTACTTTACAGATGAGCGTGAATATACCTTGTTCCTGTTGAGGTGGTCAAAATGAATTCAAAGCAACGACGAGCAGATCGCAAAGAGTGGCGCTATGAGGTCACCATTGATGAAGGAAAATCCTTTGCGGATTATGACGCCATGTTTGATTGGTGTGTCACCAACTTTGGAAATGGTCGGGGTATCAAGCGCAACGGTTGGCGCGAAAAACACGGCCATTTTGGCACTTGTTGGCAATTCAGCAATTCCGGCAAGGCCATAGCATTTGCACTGAAGTGGAAATAACCGTTATAAGTACTTGATGAAATTTGATTCCAAAGTTATTCCTGACTTTTTGAGTGACCAAGAACTTGCCTTGATTGAACAAGTGGTCGAAGCCAATCGATCAGAAGCCAACACCTACTACGATACCACGCACAACTCAGGTCACAATGCTGTGACCCACAGCATTCACCTAAATCATCCGCCTTATCGTGATATAGCCAACATCTTGATTCCCAAGTTTGCACAACATTTTGGCCAAGATGTCAGACTGGACACTGCTCATATTTTGAATGCTTATGTACCTTATGGTATTCACACAGATGTCATGAGTGCTGGATTTGATCCCAGTGGTACCAGAGACGCTGCTTGGACCTTTATTATTCCCCTGGACAACTATGATTCCAGCACCTTGGTATTTGCCCAACAACACGACACCATCAAGACTCTGGATCGCTGGATTGCTGAAACCGGGGCCGAGCCCCACGATATCGATGACGAACTACATCAGAGATATTTGACTCACGTGGATCGACTGGATTTAAGGTATCTGGACGTGGAGGATATTTTTCCCTGGCGCAAGGGCAGTTTGTTTGCAGCATCCAGACGAAAGTTTCACACCAGCGATGACTTTCCGTCTCGTGGACTCCGGGTGAAACGTGCCATTGTTATTTGGTCAACTGTTTCAAAGTAATTTGTCCATAATAGTTGGCTTTATCACAATATTATTGTACAATAGTCACATGCTGTAGAGAACAGCATCTTTTTAACTTAGGAGATTATTATGCGTTTCAATGAAGACACCAAAACTTTCAAACTGTTTACAGCCTTGCGTACCGGCGAAGCTATTACCCCTGCTGCCGCTGCCAAGCGTTTCGGCATCAAGAACATCAGTGCTGAAGTCAGCCGCGTTCGTCAAGGTGGTTTTGCAGTATATGCTAACACCCGTGTGGCCGGCAATGGCGTGCGTGTGACCGAGTACCAAATGGGCAAGCCAAGCCGCAAGCTGATTGCTGCTGGCTACAAGGCCATGTCTTTGGGCTTGGTTGACTAATCAGTACTTGGTACTGCCAAAAAGCCCGCTAATGGCGGGTTTTTTATTGACCAGTTATTGTGTATCGTGTACAATACACATGTAAAGGAGATAGTATGTTGTTGAAACTACTGGAAAAAATGGGCCGGAAACGCATCGTGTATGATCGTGTGGACAACGAGCCCTACCTAGAACGCTACTACCTGTTTCTCAAAGAACGAAAGCGTTTCCCCTTCAATGTGTTCTTGCACAAGTTCCTGAAATCTGATCCTGATGATGTACACGACCATCCTTGGCCTTTTGCTACCTTGATCCTTCAAGGTGGTTACTGGGAATGGCGTCCACAGTTCAATGCACAAGGTCAAAAAATTGGCGAAGTTGCCCGTTGGTGCGGCCCCGGTAGCTTTAGAACTGCCAGTGCTACCACATACCATCGCATTGAACTGGACCCTGCGGTGACTTGCTGGACCTTGTTCATGCCTGGACCCAAGCAACGAGACTGGGGTTTCTTGGTTCGAAACGTGTGGGTGCAGTGGGAACAATATTTGAAACAAAGGAAAGCAACATGAAATGGTTCAAGCGTTGGTTTGCCAACAAGTGCCGAGAGGCCTGGGAAGAGTCTAGAGATATGCCCGAAGAGGTGTATGCCACCAAATCAAGCAATCGACTAGTGTCTCGCAGTGACATAGACTCAGAGGACGGGCTAAGTATCACTGTGCGATCAGCCATTGGTGGCCGTATTGTGACGTTCAGACACTATGACCGTAAAACAGACCGTAACAATCATCGCCTGTACATTGTGCCGGAAGATCAGGATTTTGAACGAGAACTGGGCAAGATGATCACATTGGAAAGCATGCGAGGTTGAACATGGAATATTTCTTGGTATTTGTGGCAGGTATGGCAGCATCCATGATGCTGTTGCGTTGGACAATCAATCGTGCTATTGATCGCATGTTGGAACGCATGGACCGTGAAGACGAAGAGGACACTGTGGCCTCAGACGCTGAAAAAATGGAACTCAGAGTTGAGTTTGACAACAATCTCTATTTCTGTTACAATATTACTGATGGTGCATTTGTGTGCCAAGGTAAAAATTTAGCAGAGATACAGTCAAACTTTTGCAGCCGATTTCCCAACATCAATGCAGTCATAGTTGACGGCGATGCCGACTGTGCAAAACAACTAAAGACAGAAATGAGCAAAAGCAATGAAGATAGCAGTGGCATCAGACCTACATCTTGAGTTTGGAGATTTGGATTTTGACAACAGCAACGGTGCTGATGTCCTGATCCTCAGCGGCGACATCATGGTGGCCAATGACCTAGTTCAACATGATCCGCATCGGATCATGGGTGAGCACTATCGTAGCAACAGATTCCATGATTTCTTTGAACGTTGCTGTGCTCGTTTTCCGCACGTGATCTATGTGTTGGGCAACCATGAACACTATTATGGTGACTTTGCCAAAACACTGGGCCATGTCCGAAGCATGCTCAGCAGACTAAAGAATCTGCACATCCTTGAACGCGAAATGGTAGTGATCAACGGCATACACTTTGTGGGCGGTACATTGTGGACTGATATGAATCAAGAAGATCCTTTGACTTTGTACCACATGACCAAGATGATGAACGACTTCCGTTGTGTCAAAAACAGTGACCGAGTGGTGAACTATCGAGCTCGTGTGCCCCGGGATCGGCCAATGAACATGACTGACCAAGAGTGGGTTGACAGTCCCATCAACGGTCGTACTCAGGAAGTATTCAAGACTCGTGAGGCCACATTCTGTCCCGAAGATGCTGTGGCAGAATTCCGACTCACTGTAGATTACTTAAAACTGATGCTGGAAACACATCGTGACCAAACATTTGTAATGTGCGGACATCATGCACCCAGCCCACAGAGCACTCATGCAATGTATGCACACGACACTGTGATGAACGGTGGTTACCGCAGTGATCTGGAACAGTTTATTTTGGACCAAGAAAACTTGGTGCTATGGACACATGGTCACACACATCACCCGTTTGATTATGAAATTGGGCAGTGTCGTGTGGTATGCAATCCACGTGGATATATTGGACACGAACCGGAGGCCACAAATTGGACCCTAAAGACAATAGAAATTTAGAAATCCCAGCCCAGGGACAACGCGGTATACTGATATCAGGATTTGATGGCAGGGTATACTTTAGACAGTACGACGCGAATCATGAGTTTGTGGACTATGAAGTCACCAACTATGATGTGGAGATTGAAATCCTGGATCCACATGCTGCCTTGATACGCAATTCGCGTGGCGATTTTTTGGACTATACAGCGGAGAGCATGAATGTCGTATCAAATAGTGACCTTGACCCGAAACCAGATCACACAGTTAGCAACGTATTTCGCCATAGATGAAGGCATTCACAGTGTGACCATAACTGAATCAAACAGCAGTGGTATTGGCGCTAACCATTATGGCCAGTTCCACAAGGAACAAATCGAACGTGAGTTCGAAGCAGACATAACAGACGTAGGAAATTGGTAATGAAAATATACTTGGGTAAACCCCGCTATCACTGGATCTCACCTTACACCATGTTGGACTACATGTTCTTCTGGACCGACTGGTCACGATGCAGTCGTGACAAGAGCCTGCAACGTACTATAGATGACCTTGAGGCAGTCAAGGCTGGTGGTAAGAGTTCCTATGTAGAACGTCCTGAATGGTGCGATCTTTGGAGTGATCGTCTTGAACCCATCAGCAAGGCTATTATGTGGGTGCTGGATCGTGTGCATCCAGAAATCAAAATCATCAAGATTGATCGTTGGGATACCTGGAGCATGGATCATACCTTGAGTCCTATTATTCTGCCCATGCTCAAACAGCTCAAAGAAGCCAAGCATGGTGCTCCGTTTGTGGATGACGAAGATGTTCCTGAGCACCTGCGTAGCACCTCAGCACCTGCCAAAGAAAACGAATGGGACACTGACGAGAACCACTTCAAGCGTTGGGACTGGGCCATGGATGAAATGATCTTTGCGTTTGAGTGCAAGGTAGATGACTCCTGGGAAGATGCTTTCCGTTCAGGAGAGCATGATCTTGTGTGGACTCCGATTGATGCCGCAGGCAACGTTGTGCCCAAGGGCGAACACAAGTACTATCGCATGGATCACGGACCCAAAGACACCTACCAGTGCGACTACGATGCCATGAAGATTGTAGAAGCTCGTATTCAAAACGGATTTCGACTGTTTGGCAAGTACTACCAGGCTCTGTGGGACTGATGAGCGAAGACTCTAACTCAGCCAAAGGGCGTGACAGCTTTGATATCACCACGGGCAATACTCTGGTGCATTTTTTCAATCGCAATGTCACGCCCTACGCTACTTCCACACTGGGGCCGCAGTTTGACCTAATTCCTATTGAAAAACAAAAGGACATCATGGTCAATGTGGCTCGCATGCATGCTCAACAAGAGTATGATCGAATCATGGATCTTGTGGCTGTGCTCAGTAAACAGGCCGAAGAAATCAAACAGCGACTAGATATTACAGACATGGTACATGCAGCCAAATACGATTTCCAAACCTATCACGGCAACACCTACTGGTTGCTGTATGATCGCAGAAAGGACTGCACCAGATTGAGTATCAATGGTCCCACGGATTGGAGCACTGGCATTCCCGAAGGTTATGAATACATCACCCAGGTCAAATGGTTAGGGGACTATACCTGGATCCAAGTTGACCAATAATTCACCCTGTGTTACAATAGAGTATGGTAATGAATCGAATACTGCTTGAGAATATCACACCCAACGAAGCTATAGATTTCAAGCTTCAGTTGGTGCGTGACGGACTGGTACAGGACCAAGACTTTTGTTGGGCGTATCGCCAGGCCTATAATGACAACTTTTCTAGTGAGATACCCAAGCATGCTATATTTGATTTTGCAGACGGTGCCACAGCAACATTTTATCAGCTCAAGTGGATCAAAACATAACTAACAACAATGCTGGCCGCCCCACTACTAGATCGTGAAAAAAACAGCTTTGCCTATAGCAAAGAGATTGTGAAGCCTTTTGGCGGTTTGGACAACATAATTTCCTGGTGCAAGACCGAACTAGTGGATGAATGGCGCTGGGAACTCATTGAAGTTTCAACAGACACCCAACCTGGCCGATACGTTTGGTATTTTGACAGCGAACGAGATCTGTTTGCTTTTGTATTACATTGGTCATGACTTGACCATGATTGATTCTTTTGTTATAATAACAGCATTACAACACGGAGTTCATTATGAATCTGCCAAAAACTGTGACTATGACACGCACCGGCGGCCGTTACTGGCGTGCCATGGCATTTAGGCTGGCACTAACTTGGCCGGTGCTGCCTTTTGTGTTGATCTTGTTGCTGGTAGCAATTATCAATCCTTTTTGGTTTCGCGACTCAATGTTCAACTGGATTGAACGACAAATCAATGCTTTCAGTCGCTGGCGTGATTACCACCAGTATGCTATCTATCTTGGTGCTGATCCCCGAATTTGGCACACTCTCAAAGATTCTAAATGAAAGCAATGCTATGAACCAAAAGCCCATTACTCTGACTAATCTCACTACTGAACAAGTAGAAATGATGGAGATCTTGTGGAGTTTGTCTGACTTTGCTGAAGTAGAAGCTTGGCAAAGCACACTGTCCCCAGACGAACTAGAAATGAGCAAAACGCTGATGCAACTAGTGATACTGGAAACAGTGGACGAAATACTAGCTGACGAGGTTTCTGATGCTTGTGCATATCTCAAGAAATTTCAACTATGATGTTGGACTCAGAAGATCCCCGCCCCAGTCAGTTTGCCATCATGTGGGACTGCCGCGGACTTGAAGCAGTGCAACGGGTACCAAACCCTGCGGACACCACCTTTGCTTTGCTCAAGGGCACAGAACCTCCCACAGTGCCCAATATCCTGCACTGGGAATTACGGGCCAGATACAACACTCAGCGGCACTACGAAATCTACATTATCACAGCAACACCGGGTATTGACGAGGAAGACATTCGTGAAATGTTTGACGCCAGCCCACAATCAGCGGCTGACACCATTCGCAGGATTGGTCACAAGTACTACAGCGACCGTGTGCAAGAAGACAAAGTTGTGATACGTTAATTTGTTCAAACACATTGACCATGTTCAGCAGATAACATATAATAAATTTAACTGAGAGGTTGATCCTCAGAACTCCCCGGCCCCCGGTGCAATGCCGGACGCGAAAATTACAGGGAGTCCAGCGATGATATCAATGGTAGCTAATGGCAGAATCGGTCTGTACATCGGCAACGGCAGATCAGCACATTACTTAACAAAGGATGTCCAATGAAAGACAACAACATACCTGGTGGCCGAGGCCGGCTGCGAGCACTGCTTGAAAAACTTGGAGAGGACCAGGAACAACTAAACAAGGATCCTAGATATGCTGAAGGGTTTGACGATGGCTACGCAGCCGCTCAAGCAAATCACCGTCGGCTGACCAGGGCCATCGCTGATGTATATCGTCTCCCGGAATGGGGGTCTGAATGACATTTAAAGTTGAATGGAACGAAGGGCCCGAACAACAGGGCATAGGCAATCAACAGATCTTTGCTGGTTGTTTGAATATTTTGCATGAATTTATACAATCAATAGGTGGATATAAAATTCTACAAGAGCGAGATGAAAATCAAATACCCAAATGTCAAGGTATAACAGAGTGGGCAGAAAAACATTACGGTATCTCAATTGTCGATCAATACACCACTAGAATACAAAACCATGCTCATTTGAGTCCAAATCCCATGGACGGAGTTGATCCAAACTTTATGGATTGGGCAACAGCCTACATACCATACGATGATTTTTATACAAGGTGGAGACCTCGCCATCCAACAAAAGATGAGTTGAGATTGTTCATGGATCCTGTATTTGTTGGACCTAGGTCAATGGCGGACCGCAAGTTCTTTCATAGTGAGTCTATAAAACTAGGATTGCGTAAAAAGTCTTTTAATATATCTCCTACTCATGTGGCGTTTTGGGATAGGCCATATTCAAAGTGTCAAACTCCTGAACTCCAGCGGTGGCAGGAAGATGTAAACACTTCACGTGCTATATTTGCTAAATCAGGGACGGAGTCTGCTACAGAGTGGTCCACTGAACGCGGGTGGAAGGAAGGATTCTTTTGGTCTACTACACACTTGGATATAGACTCGTTTGAAATCACATTACCTGGGTGCGAAGACAAACCTGACACATATGAGAAACTGTTGTTTGTCATGCGATTTGCAGGGAAGAGCTAACCAATGAAATTCAAAATAGAAAAAATTGTTGAAGATGAAGACGGCAGAGTTTTTACTGTGAGTGAACATAACGAAGCCAGAGGGAAGCATGTTAGGCTCCTTCGAGCACCACACCTGGAAACTGATGTGGCGGTTTCTCCTGCTACTGAAGATTTGATCAACCAAATAAGGAACAAGAAATGAAATTTAAAACTGAAAAACTTACCAAACGGCACAACGGACATGAGTGGTTCAAGTGGCGAGTGCTGATTGGAAAATCAGCCATCAAGGACAATGTGGGAACCAGTACTGCTGGAAATGTAATGCTGACCAACCCACGCATGCGGTTTGTGGAGTTTGCAGAAGCCAGAAACTTTTGTTGGGACACTTACGGTCCAAGCACGGAAATAG